CTTTGCCCATAGAGGCGCTCACAGCGGCGCTAGGTTGCCCTTCCTGTAGTGCGAGTGCCCTTGCCTCTTCAAGCTCGTCGGTGAGGCTCTGGACGGTCACAAGGGCACGTTCAACGGCTATGGCTTGAAGTTCTTGCACCCTTAGGGCGATCTTAGGGGTGGCCAGCATCTTACTGGCCTGCACATTGATACTTGCCGACGCCATGCCTTCGGCGTCATACGCAAGCCGATAAGCCTCCGAGGCGTTACCCGTTGTCAGGTACGCTTGTACAAACGCCTCTTGCTTGGGTGTCAGGTTGGTTGCCACGGGATTGTTTTACCCCTTCCCGTTGGTTTGTGCAAGGTCCACCCCTGCATCATCCATCATCCGGCGTATTGCGTATTCGGCTGGGCCTGGAACCTTTGACGTTCCTTTCTCCCAGCGCAGGATTGATTGCCAGCCATTGACGCCCATGAACATCGCTTGCGCCATTGCGTGCTGTGATAGGCCAAGAGCGTTGCGGGCTGCGCGGAATTGTTGCGGGGTCATGCTGGCTCCAATTCGTGAGGCTTGGCTGCGGTTTTCCAGTTGAACGCCGCGATCTGGATTGCGCCGTTTGGCTCAGTGCCAAGCACAAGAAATACCTCACGCCCACCTTTCTTGCGGACACGCTGGCCGAATGTGAATGTCTGGGTCATGCTACCACCTGCGCGGCAAAAATTACATAACCTTTGTCCCGGAGCGCCATTCCAGTAGCCGCACCCCACACATGCGGGATATTGGGCAAATCATCATACAGAACGGGGCCTTTGAGAGCCATCACGCACTGTTCTGCTATTGATTCAGCCTCCTCCTTACTGCGTCCGTAAAATTGTCCGACTATGGAATTGCCTTGGTTGCACTGAATTTCAGCTTCCCAGCACGGAGTAACGCCATCCGACCAGAATGAACCGTCCACTATCCGCGCATCGCAAGCGACGGCATCTTTGATGTAAACCGGGGCACTCATGCTGCGAGCCTCTTTTTAGCCCAGCGACGTGCGCCAGTAATGGTTTTGAATGAACCATGCAGGAGTGTTGCGTCTGCGTTGGCAATGCCGTTGCGGGCGTTCACATAAAGGCGGGCGGCAAACGTTTTGCCCAGACCGTTGATGACAACGGCGCGGTTTCCTGCGGAGATTGTTTCGGTATTCATGCTGCCAACTCCGCCATGAGTTCCGCGTCCGACAGGTTCAAACCGTCTTCAGCATTCCAAGCCTTGATTTGTGCCATGCAAGCCTTGCGGTGAGCGGCGGCTTTACGCTTGCTTGCGCGGGTGCCAATGGCTGCAATCAGATCACAAAGATCGAGGTCTTTTGCGATTGCTTGTTCTTGTGCTTGGCGTGTCATCTCAAATTCCTTTCGGCTGGGTCAATCCCAATAACCTCACCCTAGCAGAATGAAAGTGGGTGTCAACCCCAAAAAACCCATCCTCATCTTAGGAAATCATAGCGGCTAATTACTACGATTGCCCTAAGATTAAACCCTTGAAACCATTGGATAAAATCCAAACTATAGAGATCATAGAGAGAGATTAAGAGATTGATTTTTTACTCTCCTCAAAACAGGCTCTATGGCTATGTTCTAAATCAACTACCTTTCAGTGTCTGTTTATGTATCTGTGTCAGAAATCTAACTATGATCGCTATACCTTGCGTAAGCTATTGATTTTAAACGGTTAATTCGTAGTGTTAGCGCCACTAGGATGCACGCTAACAACTACGATTAACCGAGCGATTAACCACAAAACACGTATTTCTCTACGGGATTTCCCTTATAAAGCCGTCCTGATGCCACCCGCTTCAAAATGCCTGCCTTGTCCATCGCGGCCATCGCTTTCTCGACCTGATCGCGTTTTGATGGCCTCATCTTGTTCAGGATCACGCCTAACGTTTCCCCCTCCTCACTGGCGCAGATGTTTGCAACACGCGCCTGCATGGCTTTCATGGGGCTGTCCTTTTGGCTGTCATTGGCGATAACAAGCCGCGCCTTTTCCTCAATGTCGCGACGCACCAAAGCAAATGCCCAACGCACATGTTCAGCCGTCCTAAGACGCTCTGGAATGGCGAGGATGAATGCAACCTTTGACACCATTTGATAACCCCGCAGGTACAGCGCCTCAAGGCCGCTGGTCGCCCTGTGTGAGATAGCTTGATCGTCGAACCATGCGTTAATTGCGTCTAGCATGGCGCTGGCAGCGTCGTCAGTTGGTACGGGGTAACGCTCACCATAGTATTCAATGCGCCCGCAATTGGAGCTGTCAAATTCGCCCCCGCTGGCGATCATTCGCAAGGTGTTTGCCATGCTTTCCGGCAATGGCTCTGGATTGAACTTGGTTTTTGTTGGTGGCGCTGTGTCACGCTCATTGAATATGACGCTACGGCCAAAAAAGCCATTGGTGGCAGTTTCAAAGTCAACATACTTGTCGAACATCACTCCAGTGGTGAAACCCATGAATGATAGGAACGGGCGCTCTAAGCCATTATCAATGGCAGAAAGCTGGCGCTCCGATGATGCAAGTCGGCTCTCCAAAAATGCGTTGCTTCCCTTTTCCTCTTTTGCTTTCTCGATCTGGCTTATCTGTTTTACGAGTTCCGCCTTCACGCTTTCCTTGAGATCACCACTTAGCATTAGGTAACTGTTCGATTTGGTGAAAGCCGACATGATGACATCAAGCACGCTTTCCAGATATGAAGCGCCGCCCTTCTTCTGGCTGTTCTTGATCTTGGAAAGCGTCCCGCCAACCTCGTCCACCATGTAGAACGCGGCTTGATGGCGTATCAGATTACGTATTATCTCTTGCTCTGACTTAATAGCGCCATGCGTCGCACCAGCTACGCCGCAAGCGCGATGAATGTCGCCAGCCGCCCCTATGATGGCTTCTTTGCCTGTGCCTGATCCTGCTACACAAAACGCAATAATATTGGCCGTCACCTTGTCGCGCTTGTCGATATAACGAAGCCCCGCAATGTTCCCTATGGCGGTCAATGCAGCCGCTACAGCGATGTGATGGCGTGGCCTACGCCCTTGGCTCTCAATCCATCGCGCAACGTCGCCCACAAAGCCCGGAGGCGCTGTTAGGTCAATGCCAGCAATATCAACCGGCAAGTCGCCTTTTGCCGCATCTGGCTCCTCTTGTGCGGTTAGGACGAGTTCCGGCTCTGGCGAAAACGTCACAGGCATTTGCCAGCCGTGTTGTTCAGCATGGTAAATCAGCGACCCAATGGTGACGGGGTTTGCTGACTTGCCGAAGCTATGCCAACGCTTTTGCATATCGCGTTCGTCATGCTTTGGCGACAACTCGGACCAGTCGCACCAAATATCATATCCGGTGCCGCCTGTTGCTTGATGCACGGCCATGCCGATCTTGACCCAGTCGTCATAGTGGCAATCATCATTCGGGATATGACGGAGCATTTCGGCAATATCTACATTGGAAACATCAAGCGCGGTGCCGTTGTATTCCGTGCGGAACCGTTCTGGCTTGCGCAGCTTGGCAACCAAATCGGCGGGCGCTTCGCCTATATCGTAGGGCGTACCATCAAGCGCCTTGTATGAACCGCCCGAAGCATGACGCGACCCTGGACCAACAACAAAGCCGCTGCTTTTGAAGTCAATGCCGGGATATTCTGGCAGGTGCGAAACCATCGCCACGCCTTCCGGCATGGCGTAATAGACATGGCGCGACCCGCCGCCTGATCCTGTTTCAACGATAAAATCAGCGCCGCGTATTTCTGGCACATCGTCACAAAGCTGCTCAAATGACGGAACGCCGCCATTGCGCGCGTCAACGTCGATTACCAGCAAGCCTTTGCACAAGACGCCATAGCCGCCTTTGAAGTGCCCAATGGTGTCCATCGTATCAATCTGGTCCTCGTCCCATTGCGGGGTGTGTTGCCAGTTTGAAGCGCGGGGATGTTTGCCAAGCGCGGTGCATTCAGGATTACCGCATTCGCAATGTTCGCCACGGAAGCGCCACAGCGGGAAAATGCGGAAACCGGCTTCATAAAATTGACGGAACATAATCAGCGACCTTTAAAATAATCAGAAAGCCGCTTGATTGTTTCATATGAAGGGTTTTGCGTTCGCCCTTCACGAATGTCGATGATTGTGGCCGGACGCAATTCAGTTGCGAGCGCAACCTTGCCGGGGCTGCGGTCCTGTAGCTCATGGCGTATCTGTTCAAGCGTAAGCATGTTATCCCCTAGCGTTCAAAATTAATGCTTGACCGTAACGCGCAATCCGGCTTAGTGTCAACCCGCAACGTTGATCGACCGTCGTTGCCGGTCAGAGGCCAATGCGCCGAAATAAGGATGATGCACCATGAGTGATCTAAAGCCTTCCAAGCCGGAAGGGCGTCCGCCAATTATTACGATCTGCGGCGATGCGGGCACCGGCAAGACAAGTCTTGCATCAACATTCCCAAACCCGATCTTGATCCGTGTTGAAGATGGCGTTGATCGCATCCACTCTGCGGTTCCTGTTCCGGATGTGTTTCCGGTCGTCAAGGCCGAGGATGATATTCACGATCAATTGATCTGGCTTTTGAAGCAGGATCACAAATACAAAACCGTTATCATTGACAGCGTATCGGCGCTTGAAGGCGTGTTCACAGAGGCTATTCTTGCGCAAGATGGCCGCGCTAAAACGCTTTCGACAGCGCTCGGAGGTTATGGTGCAGGCTATGCGGCACTT